TAACTCTCCGAAATGCTTTTCATCTTTCTTTCTATATATAATATATGGAGAATGAGTCGCTCCTGTATTCACAAATAGCAAATTACCTATAGCGGTAAATGTTACAGAATCAGGAAGTGGGTCAGGTAATATCTTTAGATATGTAGAGAAAGGCTCGTTCGTATTAACCTGTGGAGCATGAGAAGAGTCGAACTGAGCCATAAGTCCATCATAACTATCTGTCGGTATACTGACCCACAAGTAAGATTTTCTATAAATGATACCCCTTTGTTTACAATAAGCAATCCATTCATATTCATTTGGTAGTTTATTATTTGACCAAAGATAGGCACTATTTACACCTCTGTCATCTTCTTGGGATACCAATTGAGACGCATCTCTACGTTTAAGAACACCCGATTGGCTAATATCAAAGTTTTGCGTATCAGGAGTTAAATCCGCACGGAGGTCTTCAGGGTCATTATTAGTAACTAATCCTGAAAAAATTGGAACTTTTATTAAACTCATAAGTAAGCATCTCTCACGCTCATATCTGCAACTGTCATTGTTCCTGAGCCTGTACCTTTGCCACTTATCTGACTTCTGACTAGCTCTCTGTTTTGTTGGTATCTAGCCATATATCTATCAGCTAATTCAAATTCTTTTTCGTTCTCAGCTATCGTGCTTTTAGCATAATCGACTAAGTATAAATGATATATATCAGGAATCTCAGGTTTGTTTACATCATCATCATTCCAATCTACCCTTACGCTTGAAGTTGTAGCTCTTGCTGATAATCCAAACGTATCCCAACTTGATTCTAATTGTGCGAATGTATAACTACCTGAAACTTGAGCTAATTGATACGCATCGTCAAGAACATGAATGGTTTCATTTTGCTGAAGATGAGTTGTTGTACTCTCTGCCACATAAGGTGTGTAATCTTTTAAAATAAGCGTTCCTGTTTTTAGGTCATTTACATCCCTATGGACGATCCCCGTTGCCTGACTAGTAGCACCCTTTATCTTATCGCCTACCTGAAAGAATCCATTATCAAGATTCTTGTAGTTTATTTTAACATACTCTTCGCCCTTTTCAGTATTAACAGGTTGAGCTATATATTGAAAGTTCACTAAACCCGCACTTTCAGGGTGTGGGACTAATATAATCTGATTGGAGGTCAGCGTGTAGTATTGGGGTGTGCCTTTTACATTAGTCCCATCAAACTTAATCCTAGGTATCTGATTCCTATAAGGTTCTAAAGTCTTTTCATCATAAAGAACGGCAGACTTTAATTCTAAGAAATCATTAGGTAGCTCGAAGTAATTATCTTCTTCATTGACCACGATTGATTTATCCCTGACTAGGCACTTTGTATGAAAGGCTAAATCTCTTTCAGCCTCTTCTAAAAATTTTCTAGCTAATGCTTTATTATGAGGATTAGTACCAAACTGTAATACTACTCTATCAACTAATTGCGACCATGTCATATCTGACTCTGCTTTTTCGTTACATCCATATTAGAAACCTTTGCATTTAAAGTAGCTACAATATCCGACGCTCTTTGATACATAGCGTTACTTCTATTCATATCTCCATCTGATGCTAGTAATTCACTTACCGCAAAATAAACTAATGCCTCATGTGCCACGCTTGAAATCTCAGGCTCTCTTGTACTTATATTAGAAACCTTTGGAGGTTTCATATAATACATGACAAATATCTTTCCGTACTTAAATAAATCTACAGGAAGTATCTGATATTCTACTTCCTTACTGCCTGTACCGCCATTTCCACCTGACCTAACAAAGACAGGAGAGTCGCCATTTGGTGTATACATATAGCTATTCTCTAGCTCATATCTTCCTAGTTGGTCTGTTATATGTATCCAAACTATGCTTTCCGTAATACTTGCTCCTAGGTTAGCTATGCTATTTGGTATCAAAAAGGCTGATTCTATTTGATCGTAAGCTAACTCATATCCATACTGACCTGATATTTTATTAGAGTTCGTTAAATCTTCTAATAAGAATGAGCCGTCACTTAAATAATTATCAGCAGTTTGAGTTGTACTAGAATCACTAGTACCTGTTGAAATCTGTTGTTGGTGTAAAAGTCTTGATAAATACTGCTTATCTAATAAAGCGGGTATCTTTTGTAATGCGGAATCTATTGCCCTTGTGATATCAGGTAAGGTATATACGTTCCCTGATGGGTCTTCCAATCTTAGTTGGACATGGTTTTTTATATCTGCTATCGTCATAATCGTAAATCAGAGGGGTGTTGCCACCCCCCTAATTATTTACTTACCTATTCTGAGGGTTCTTCTGATACAGTTGAGTAATCAGTCGGTAAACCGCTGATACGACCTACTGCTTTTGCTCTGTTAGTACAGATAAGCTGACCCATCCAAAGGATGTGACCAACTTTAGCGTCCTGAGTCACAGGCTGACGGAATCCTGTAAAGGAAAAGTTAGCCTTTCTATTGTGAATCATTTTTAGGTACTCATCATTGATGAAGAACATTTCTCCCGCGGGACAAGATGGGTCGACTAGCATGTCTAAACCACGATACTTGAATCCGCTGAAACCCGCATCTGCAACTTCAGAAGATGCCATACTTGGAGCTCTCTTCTTATCGCTAAGATGTTGTTCATATGCGTCTGCAACAATCTGAGGTACGATTATCATTTTAGGTTGCTCACCTGAATCTCTATGAAAGACCTCAAAAGCCTCTCTTAGAATCTCATCGATAATTACAGAAAAATTATCGAAAAGAGCATTACCATAAGATGAACTAGAATCAACTGCGTTGATGTCAGTTGCCTTAGATAAGTCAAAAGCACCTTTCCATATTGCTTCAAGAGAACCTGAAGTATTATCTGCATCAGGAGTAATACCACCTAATTTAGAACTCTGACTTGCAATTGACTTCAAGTCATTGAATCCCGCCTCTGCGGTAGACCCATAAAGAACACCTGAAAAGAACTTCATTAAAGACTTCTCAGCGGACTTCATCTTAGAAGATAGTAAGTCTACTAACTTCTCAGGGTTATCATTTACTCTTTCCTCAAATCCTGAGATCGCTACACTTGCGTGTGCCTGTGACCAATCGTAGGACACTTGCTTTGCGAACTCATCAGGATATACACCAAGGTCATCATACTTCGAATAGAATCCGTAACTGCTAGAGTTAGCGTCTGCGTATTCTATAGGAACTACAATCTTCTTACCTGATGCATTAGGCTTACTAGAGCTTAAAAACTTCGACAATAAAACAGACTTCTTTTTGATATTATCAACCAAAGTAGGAATGTACTGTTCTTTCGTCAAAGCATTCAGCGTACTATAATCTACGTTTGATACGTCTAATGCCATTTTGCGTTTTCCTTTTTATTCCTATTTAAACAATTCGTAGTGCTTAGAATTAAGAAGAATGTCCTCAATGTCGTCGTAGCTTTTTCCCAATGGAATTGGTTCTTCACTTGAACCCCTATTTATACCGCTGACTTCAGGTTGAGCTTTCAACTCTTCTGCTTTCCTAACACTCTCAATCGCTTTCTTAAGTGCCGACTCTCCGTTAATAGTTGCATTCGCAAAGATGTATGCGTCTTCAAGATTAAGGTTTTTCTCAACTGCTACATTCATCACTTCAGTAATGGCATCCTCATTTAGTTCAGGATGCTTTGTAACTAAGTCAGCAATTTCTCGGTCAACCTCTTTTTCGGTTTCCATCATAACCAACTTATCTTCTAGTTGAGCTAATCTATCAGTTTCAACTTCTTGCTCTGCCTCTACAATAGCGTCTTGCTCTTCTTCGGGCGACATCTCATACTCTGAGATAGCCTTATACAGTTGATGTTCAGTACCCAAAGTCTCTCTCAATTCATCGTCTTCAAGGACACTATCCAACGTAGCTATAATGCCATCTAGATATCTCCTTTCGTCCGCAATTTCCTGAGCTTTTTGGGTATTACTTCTCTGCCAATCATTCCTGTTGTTTAAGGCTTCAAGAGCGAGATTCAGTTCATTCTCAGAATATTCGTTATCTCCTATTTTGATAAATGAACTCTCTGCTGAGACTATTTCTTCTTCATCCTTTGGTTGCTCATCTTGAGTCACTTGGACGTTTTCTTCAGCCGTCTCCTGTCTGTTGCTCTCACTTTGGTCTTCTACCTTTACATCGGTCTTTTCTTCAGGTTCATCCTGAACGTAGAGCGACGCTAAGGTGTCCGCGTCAATTCTGACTCCATCAAAGTTTGAGTCTTCTAAGTATTGTTTCTCTTCACTCATAATTTCTCCAATTTAGATTCAGTTCCGCTCCCAACATTAGGATATTTCACTCGCATCCCTCATTAAATCAGGGTTGCTCTGTAGGTTTCTTTGAATCTCCTCAGGAGAACCGCCAAATCTGCTAAGATCGGGAGGACTCCCCTGAACTTCTTCTGCCATCGCCCTTTGTTGCTCTGCTAGAGCTTCTGCCTCTTCCATCATTTTCGAAATCAATGCCTCTTTTTGTGGCATATCCAAATTTTGTACGATATACATTGGGTCTTTTATAATACCCATCTGTGCTAACTGCATAATCTTGTTCTCATTGAACTGTCTGTTCTCAGGTAGCATCGACCCTACCCGCACTCTAACCATCGTTTCCTTATCCTTAAATATCAAGCCAATGACTTGTCTATATTCCATTCTTCCCGTGGAGTGCTGATAGGGTACGTTTATAAATTTTGTTCCTAGGTTCTTAAACATGGTAAGCCACATGTTTCCTAGTTGTGCTAGAGCCATTTCTATAGTCCTAGCTTTATAATCAATCTTTGAACTACTAGCCTTTTGAAGTATTGATGCCTGAATACCTGATGTTACATTAGTGTCAGCCTTACCTTGAGTAGATTTATTGACACCTGAAACAGTCTCAAACATATCTAATAATATGCTATATAAATTGAAAACATAGCTCGGCATACTTGCGGGACTTTGCATAGAAACTTGCCCCGCTCCCCTCTTACGAATGACACTCCCTGGCTTATTGTTTATTTGGTCTTGAACGTCCGCAGTTTGGTCTACAACCCACATCGGATTAGCCATTAAATGGACGTTATCCATAACCTGAGATGCTATTCTATCTAGTGCTAGATTTAAATGCTTTAATCTGCGAGGTTCAGGTCTGCCCCAAAACTCATGTGCTGAACCCATGTTCTTAACTGATACAAATGGGAAAGGATGAGATATATGATTGTCTTTATTAAAGAATGGATACTTAGTTCTACCATCAAATAGTACAACATTACCCGCCATGCATACCTTACGCATACCATCAATGCCCCTACCTTTATCCTTATCATCAATTTCCTCGCCATCTACGTAAGAAACATATTCTTTTGAGTTATCACGCATATAGCACTCAATAAGTAGTACTGATTCCTCTTTATCCCTGTATGATTGTGACTTACTCCTGTATAATTCGCCCTTACTCGCCCCATCGCCTATATGTACATAGCTATCGTAACCCATTGGGTTATTTTGCTTTTGTCTTTGAGCTCTATACTGCTCTAGTTCCTTATCAGGCATTACATACTGCCCTTTTTCAGGAAACATCTTTCGTATTTCATATAATGGGGTCGGACTTGCATAGATTACCCACTCTGCATTCTCAAGTTTTGTAGCAGATGGGTTAATAAAGAAACTATATGGGTCTACAATGTCGCAATCAGGTAAGTCATCATATGGATTATAATGCACCTTTAAAATACCCGTTCCATAAACTAGATAATCTTGTAATAATTCGCTCACTAGGTTCTGCATACAACGCAACTGCCAAAATTCGTCCATAACGGCTTGAAGTGTTTCAGATAAGGAGTAATCAAGGGGATCGTTTCCAACGGCTAATACGTCCAATTTAGGCGGTCTACTATTCAATATAGGTATCATAGTATCAATAGCCGAACCAATCAGGTCAATAGTCATCTTGTTTTTAAATTGAGGTACTTTCATACCCTCCCAATGGTGTCCTTGATATAAAGCCTCGGATTCTCTCCATTCTTTATACATTTCCTGTTTACTATCCTTAGATAATTCAAACATAGCATACACTTTTTCCATCAATGCCTTATCTTCCTTTGATGGGGTGTAGTCTTTGGGGTTACTTCCTCTATATGAGTCCATTTTAAGCCTTTGCAATTAGTAAATCGGGTAGTACATCGTGGTAGAATTCATCAGGAGAACGCATTTCAACTATCATTCTAAGCATAAATATCTCATTCCAAGCTATTTCAAACTGCTTTTTGACATACTTAGGTTGGTGCTTTATCTTTTTTAGAACAGGAAATCGATCTTCTGCGTCTACTGAATCAGGTTCGGGAATCCACTCGTTATCTTTTAATACATATTTCAAGCTATACCTTTATATTCAAGTTCGCCACTCTGTAACATGTCTAATTCTTTTTCGAACCAAGTTTTTTCCTTTACTAAATGAGGTTTACCTAGATGCATCAGACCATAACGCAAACTATCCAAGGCATGGTCACTTCCCTTTGTATCTAAATCCTCAACTCTATGCTTATCATAGATTGCGGTAGTAAATTCATCTATTAGGTTATTACAATTCTCAAAGATTCTAAGGTTGCCTCCTTTTGCATCCTCTTTATTTTTTTCCTGTAGGTATTCCCTTACAAGATTCCATCCTGACATACGATTATTATTAGCACGGATAGTAGGAATGCCATTAAATAATAATATATCTGCAATGGACTTATTTGATGGAGCGGTAACGTCGGAGCGGTTCGTATTCTGTGGATTAGATATATAAGTAGATGGGTCAATAATAGTAGCCATGTAATCTTCATCGCCTGAAAGTTCCTTAATTGTATTAATGTGATGATGTAAATCTTTACCCGCCTCATAGTGCTCACGATATACGTATACATTCTGATCGTAATCAACTGCTAACCAAAGACAAGCAAAGGGGGCACGATATCCATAGTCAATTGCTCTATACCTATACCATGAATCAGGTATCTCTATTGGTTTAATAACATGCACATCTCTTTTAAATGTATCAAAGTACATCCCTTGGAATACGTCCCAATCGCCATCAAGCCACATACGTCTTAATTCATCAGGCAAAGACTCTAGTTGTTTAACATAATCGGGGTCAGCCTTTATTAAAGTAGGGTTGTCATATATCTTAGCGGGTATGAAACATTGGGTGCGTCCGTCCTTTCCTTGAACGACCTCATTGGGCGATTTTACAAAGCGATCTTTGAACCATTTATGACCCGCCCCGCCAGGGTTTGTCGTCAAGAAAATCCTCGGTGGGAGCTCAGGATGAGGCGAACGAACTGCCGATGCAACACGCTCAAAATCAAGCTCATTTGGTATAAGTGTAGCCTCTTCAATTAGTAGCTTATGGTACTGATGTCCTAGGTATTTTTGGAACGCTGAATCTTCCGATAAGTGTCCTGTCCTAATTTTAGCACCGCTTGGAAAACGAAACTCGGTAGGGTTACCAACAGTATTACAACCAAGGAAACGATAAAAAAACTTAGCCCTATCAATCCAATCACGTAGGTCATCGTAGTTTCTACGTAAGACCAAGGCTCTATATTGCGGATTATCAAGGTACTGCGGTTCAATAAGCCACGCAAGACCGCAATCAGTTTTACCACCACCTCTAGCACCACCATATGCAATCACATAGGCATCTGTTGATAAGGCTAGGGTCTGTTGTCCCTCGTGGGGTTGCCATATTACATTATCTCCCATCTCTCAACCTCAATACTTCATCCTCTAAAACACTAATTCTTTCATTCTGTCTAATATCAGCGGGAATTTCTGCATCTTGATTCGCTTCAGCGTCTTCTTCTAAATCAATAATATGCTCCTCATTCATTGCAACCTGATACTCTAGAAATGATATTCTAGCATTTAGTTGTGAGTACCCCCAAACCAACATAACTATAAAGGTTACTGCCTGTATAATCATAGGGAGCGATATACTCATACTTGAATTTTCATTTACATTTAAGTCCCTAGCCATACCATGCCTCCAAGAACAACTAGTAAAAAGCCTATTATTATTAAGTAGTCTTTATAATCTTCATTCATTTTCTTTTTTTCTTTCCCCAACTGAGTGGATTAATATTGAATTCTTTTTCATAAAACTTTATCTTTTCCTCTAGTTCAACTCTTTGCGTTTCTTGAGTAAGGATGTGGTGTTCGACCAATTTTCGAAGTTCTTCTTGATTTGTGATAACTGTTGACTCAAGAGTTCGTAGTCGTGTTTCATATTTATATACGATGCCACCGATAAGTAGCAATAGACCAAGAATGTTCCGAATCCAATGTAGATTAATTGAGATAACCGCATTATCACTAATAACTCTCGCGTTTGCGGAACGATACGTTTTTTCCTCACTCATCTACTTCCCTGTATATATAATGTACGTTGATGTTGTACATGGTAGTAGTATGATGATCGAAGTTTACTTTGCTCAAACTCTCTGACTCAAAAAAATGATACAGGGCAAACCGATAGTCAGACATTTTTTCCTCGGAATGGGGTCGACTTAGAGGGTCTATTATACATAATACACGTTATATGCCATTTAAATCTCCGTCGACAAAAGTTAAAATCATGCCTTTGCTTTATCATTTTTTGTAGCTCCTCCCCTCCCCTTTTGTGGAAGTATAATGACCCCTTTATTTTCGCTGATTTCGGCTTTGATTTCGGACGCTTTTAATTGAGGGGCGATTCTATCCATTAATATCGAAATTGCTCGAATTTGATGCTTTTCTCCGTCGGTAAGTGCAATGTCAAAAAGCTTTTGAATTAGAGCGGGGCTTTTCGGATGTGAACGGATAAGCTCCCCGAAATTACTTTTGTTTTTTCCTGTGGGATTTCCTGATTTCCCTTGCTGAAATTGTGTTTTTTTCTTCGAACTCATAAAAAAAATTCCTTCCGTACTACGTCCATAAATACTAATTAATTGTTCAAATTTTCAACAATTCCCCGTCCCATGAAAATATTTTTTCCCGACGTGAAATGTACAAATTATGTACTTTTTATTGACTTACATATAAGTAAATAATTAAAGTTAAGTGTTCGAACGCTTTCGCTTTTTGAAAATTTAAAATTTGAGTGTTTTTCTCCTCGGTGACACGTGTGGATTTCTCAACGAGTTACGACTGAATACGAGTTCGGATTTCCAAAATATGATACCCACATTCACGACCATCTATTATGATCGCTAGATTGTGAGGGTCTCCGTCGAAGACACCAAATTTTGCAGTAAGTCCTTAGGGGTAGCTTACCGAGAGAGTTAATGGTTTGGAGCGTGACCTTGTTAGGTATGCTCACCGACGAACATCAACTAAGATTTGACTCAATAACTAACAATTTTATTAGAGGGCAAATTAAGGGAGGTAGGAGGGTTGATATCGTCGTGACGTTGATGGAATAATTCATGTGTGTATGGAGTGAATACCTATTGTACCAAGCCAACTTCAACCCTCGATTTTATATGAGTAATTCAAGCGATTCGCAACCGCATCGAGGGTCAATCTCCGAGAGAGATTTTACTTAAAAACAAACAAACAAATGGAGGAGTTATGTACTCAAATATAAATAAAATGGTTAAACCACTTAGAGAAGAAATCAAACATGGATTAAAAGAAGTCTGTGACTATCGATATAAGAAAATATTGAATCTTCACGTCGATACTTTTTGGACATGTGTCGAGGAAAACATGATTGATGATTTCGACGATTCTTTGGAATTCTATTCACTCAATGACATTGAAATATGCTTTAACGATGTCATTGAAATCATTTCAGAGGAGAACCATGATTATAAAAAAGTTAGTGAGTGGTGTGAAGTTTCTGAGGATGGCGACATTATGCCATTCGCTAGTATTCAGAAGATAGCCGACTTCTATTCAGATTTTCTTACATATCATTTTATGCAAGAAGATTTAAAAGACTAACAAACAAACAAACAAACAAACAAAAGGAAAATAACACTATGAGAAAATCATATAAAGGGATTCTATTATCCCCACCGACTTACAACTATAAGCTAAGTAAGAACATGAAACTGAAAAATTATTCATTCAGTTTGGCTTTAGCTCACTCCGACCTGAGCGGTTACAATGTTTGCCCTATGGCTAACAGGATAACGACGGGCGAAAACAATCCGAGGAAATCGACTTGTTCCTCGGTGTGTGTGGCTAAAAATGGTAATGGTCGATACGATTCTGTAATGAATGCGAGAATCAAAAAGACCAAGCGGTTCTTCGAGGACAGAACGAGCTTCATGGCTGACTTGGTCGCTGATATTCGCTTCGCTATCGAGTGGTCAAATCATCATGGTTACGTCGCGAGTTTCCGACTCAATGCATATTCTGATATCAGATGGGAGACCATCGAGGCTCAGGACGGGAAGACACTTTACGAGCTATTTCCTGACGTGACATTCTATGACTATACCAAGTTGGTCAACAGGACTACCGAAGATAACTATGAGCTCACTTATAGTCATCATGGTCAATGGGACGACACGAGGAAAGCATCCGATAAGGGAATGAATATTGCGATGGTGTTTGACGTGTCAGGATTGACCAAGGTCAAAGGCAATCTTCCTGAGACGTGGCATGGTAAAAAGGTTGTTGACGGGGATGAGACAGACCTCAGGACGGCTAAGAATGACGGGTCAAATGTAATTGTTGGACTACGAGCTAAGATGTCAAAAGTGAAAATTGCTGAGGCACTTAATACATTCGTTGTTCCGAGTAACCCATCAAATGTTCAGGGGGTGTAACATGAATAAACGAAGACTAGCAATGGGCATTGTAATCGAGAAAGGCAAGGCGGTCAAATCGACCGCTCTGCCTGACTTCACGAATGATATCGATTGGTTATTGTTACGAGAAAAAATGGGTTGTGAAGACCTAACTAACACGCAACGAGATATCCTCAAAGCGTATCACGAAATACAAACAAAAACAGGAGAAGTGAAATGATTAAGAAAATACACGAGCTCATCGATCGATTTGAGACGTTTACTATGGTCTATCTCAGCATAGTAATGATTCGTCTAGTAATTGAGGTAATAATCAAAATAACAAACAAATAGGAGGGACATTATGTCTTTGAATTGGAATATAGAAAAAGTAAAAAACTATCGTGAATTATGCTACTTCGTGATGCCGATTGAAACTTGGGAGAATTTACCTAAGGACGAGAGGTTCAGCGTTGGTGGTGGTTCAGAATGGTACATAGTTGAACCTGATGGCAAGAACTTCGACGAGAATGTCAATGATGGTAAAGCATATGTTGAGAGGATGAATCCTGTCACTAATTGCCTGATATGGGCAATGTTTACCATTGGTCAGGGCGATATAACTGAGAAGACTAGAATCGAGATTTACAATCGTCTCAGGGCATATGAAAAGTTACGAGGTTCATGGCTCAGAATGGATGGTAAAGACTTGCCATTCACTCAGGTAGATGTTGATGACCATATAGGACTGACGACCAATGTTGGTACGGAGACTAGAGCTCAATTCTACAAGAGATGTTTCGGACAGGGAGACTTCTTCAAACACGAGGGGTTTACCGATGTTCAATCCGCAACTGAGGCTTGTAAACGTAGCTACGGAGGTATCAAATAATGAGGACATGTGATGAATGTTACGAGGGTATGGATGATGGTTGGACTAGTGATTGTGGTAGTGTCTACGTCTGTAGTAAACAATGTATGCAAGACAGACTAGTCAAGTCGGCACACATAACTGAGGAGAGAGCTAAGGAAGTCTTGGCTCTCTTCTACGAGGATGATGACGAATATGATGACGAATATGATGACGAATGGTATTGGTTAGAGGGTCTGTTTTGGACAGAGTGGTACGACGATGATGATGATGATGATTGGGACGACGAGGAGCATTTTATTGAAACAAACAAACAAAAGAAAGGAGCTTAATCATGGATATTATGACTAAGCAGTTACTAGAATACTCAAAGCACTTAATCGAGGCTATTGAGGATAACGAGACATGGGCATGGGAGGCATCATTGGAGGCTGATTACAGGGTGGTTGTTCGCAACACGACTTCAGTTGATGATACCACTCCTGACGATGTAGAATGCAAGATAAAGGAGTTTGCGGGTATCGACTTTGAGTTAGACCGACTCAAAAAGTTGGTGGAGCAAATAGACGAGCACAATAAAACCAAGGATGAAATCCTCGATACTGAAGAATATCTTGAGAAACATGAATACAAGCTGATTGAGTTCGCGATAGATGATATTGTCGACAGAGTCCTTAACGAGACCTCTGAGGACTTGGATGATTATGACTTGGACTCAGTAACGGACTATGTAACAGAGCTTGTTGAGGCGGGAGTCGATGCTCTATGGGGAGTTAAGGCAATCGATGGAGATGAGGAATATTGGATGGACGAGGCAGATATCGACAATGCATTCGATAACATCATACGTGATATGGAAGATATCCACGAGTACATCAGAACAGGAGGTTTCTAATGCATGACTTCATAGGAGAAAATGGAGAGCCTAAACAACCTCATATTGACTTCGACCCGTTCGCTAAGGACGGGTCAAGGTTGTACCATAAATACTCAGTATGTGATTGTTGCGGTGGTGGCATGGATTCAGGATGGTATTTCATGTGGTTCGACTACAACTATATCTGTTCCGAGGAATGCTTACTTCAGATGCCTGATGATACGGGTAAGCAGAATTGGACGATGGAGTCGTACGAGAAGTTCTTTGATGAGATGGAGGCTGATGGAGGTAGTGACGATACGTATTGGACGGAATGGTACGATGGATGTGAAATCGATATAGAAGATTGCGAGATATGCCAACAACTACAATATGAGAATGGAAAGATAAATGGCTAGAGTACGAGACAAATATCCCAAGCTTTCTACTCGACGGAAGTTTGGGATTCAGTTCGGTAATGACCATCCGAACTACGAGATAAAAAATGGTCTAGTTCACGAGGTAGGAAAGATCGTGTTCCTCCCTCTATTACCTGAGGACTTTTGCAAGTTCTTAGTTGACGTAGGATTCCTTGTCAAGGATGGCAAGGGTTCTCAATGGCATTGGGTGGATGAACACTATACGAGTCAATCGTGGAGAGAATATCCATACCATGTTACTAACACAATAAAACAAACAGAAAAGGAGCAGTAAAATGCAGACACATAGTGATATCACAAAACGACTAGAGATACTAGAGTATACAATCAAAAGAGCAGAGGCTCAATCGGGACGACATGGTTCTGATGAGGTCTTAAGCTTATTACGAGACCAAAGGATGTTGGAGGGCATGTTAGAGGCAATCCCTACATCTATCGATATGGATAACCCTGACGAGTGCGAGGTTTGGATAGGTCGATACATCGCAGATTATGTAACGTCATTTACCTTGGAGCAGTTAGCTTGGTTTTGGTCAGGCTATCGATTTGGGTATCGAGACAACTACTATCGACGAGAGTGGACTAATAGGTTAGAAAAGCATGGTTATGCTCACTTCCTTGGTCATATGGATAGCTACTCTAGGAAGAGTTGGAAATACCTACATGACATATGGTTTGATGTGACCTACATGAATACCAAACCATCAGTAGATGATAGGAAACTATCCTTGGAGGAGATGTGCTATGCAGACCTACGAGATAGGCTCATAATGTATCATGGAGAGGATGACTTCATCGATGATACTGAAAGTTGGTATAAGAACCACTACCTCAAACAGACAGAGACTATAACTCTATCAGACGAGATGGTAAAAATACCGATTGAAAACGATGATGAGGTAAACGACATGAAACGAATGGAACAAGCAATGAAAGGAGTTAAGTAATGAGACGCGTAATAATAACTGAACTAAGAGATGGCGACTTCTTTGGACTAGAGCATGGACGAGTATATCCTTTTCCTCTAGTTGAAATCGTCATAGATAAAATCAAGTTCTTAGGTAAGGATGTCCCTCGATATGAGAACCTTATTGAGAATGATATCAAAGGCGAATGGTTGGTGGCTTACTCATACTATGACAAACGAATAGCTCAACGAACAGGTGTCGGTAATCAATGGACGTATCGAGTGTTCGGTAGCTACGAATTTGCCAAGCAGTTCTTTGATAGTATAAGAAAGAATGACAACCACTTGGAGGCTAGTCTCTGTCCTGTCATGGCATCAGATTACTTACATGTAGTGCCGTTGTCAGACATCGAACGAGTAAAGAAAATACAAAACAAACAAACAGAAAGTGAGGTAGCATAATGAATATGCATAAAATCTATAAAACCTTTAAAACAGAAAAGGAATTAGCCGATTGGATACGGAGTCGTTTTCCCGATGGGGACGATGGTGTTTCGGATGAATTTCTTGTTAACGAGTCCTACTCTCTTGAGGAGTGGGACTTTAACGAGGATGGTCACTATGAACTAACTGATAAGATGCTGACACCATTCAAGGTAACTGCATTGATGACTATCGAATACGAGCAAGAGGTCTTAGCCTATGATAAAGACGACATAGTCCTAGGAGAAACCATCGACATAGATGATATGAATGATACGTATAGTTACGATTCAGACATATCAGAAATAGAACCAATAATCAATAATGAAAGAGAGGTGTAAAATGAATGCACGTGAATTAATAAACCAAATCGAGTTCCTTTGTGCGAGTCACGACTTAGACCCAAAGGATATTCAAGTAGGCTATAGAACCAACTATGATAGTGACGTTGAGGAAGTCAAGTTCGTGTTCGAGGACTTGTTTGATGAAGTGACTAACAATCGCTTAGAGTCAATTGTTCTAATGAATAACGACGATGAGACGTTTGGCATACCTAAAGTTCCTATCTTGACTTGGTTACCTAGTCAGGAGAATGACGAGTTGTTTCCTCTGAAGAATGTCATTCAGATAAGAGATAATGGTCAAGGTTCTTGGGAACAAGGTTACCATAAGACCGACATGCAACTGACCAAGGACGAGGTTATCTTAGCTAATGAACGAGTAGGTTACTCTGAAATGGATAGGCATAAAGCCGATATCATATCTATGAGAGGGTCTTGAGATGGCTAACTATATCTACACTAAAGTTGGAAAGGCTGAAGTCTTTGACCTTGAAATCACTTACGTGGTTGACGACGAGCCAACCTTGGCTTTCGTTGAGGTAGTTCATAAGGGATATGTCAGACCTTTTAACAAGCAAAAACGATCATCGAGACAAGACCTTGTTGACTGCATCATTGACGACTTACTTCGTGACGCGGGTAATGATATCTCAGGGTTCATTCCTTACAACAACTTCGAGTCTTCATTTAGTTGGAGACTAAGAGTCAGGAGTTCAACATGATTGACAACTTGATAATATGTGCGGAGCAGACCATTCGTTTGCTCCGTAAACGGATTAATTGGAAACAATATAAAAGAAGATTGGAGATACTATGGACGATAAAATGAAAGAGTTCAAGCCAAATAAGTACGCGAAAGAAAAGGTTGGTACGAGGAAGTATATCAATGCGTCTATTACTGACCCTGATTGGTGGGAATTAAAATCGATGGCAATGAAGAATCGAGTTCCCGTTCAAACCTACATTGGTATGATACTCAGGAATCATGTAACTAAGTTCGAGAAGTAGAAACAAAAAGACCCCTTGGGAATAATCCTGAGGGGTCTTTAAGATAGTCCATCGGAGAACTTTTACATGTATGCCGTGGACTCATCATTTATCAACCATTTCATTTAAATCACAGGGACAAACGCCAACCTATCCCTCCTGATTTTTGATTTTACCCTGACGAACGAGTCTGTGGTAATGAGCTCGAAACTTTGGTAAGTACGAGTTAAAAAACCTATCAGGGTCTAGGTAATGTAAGTAGTCGTGATACTCTATTTCAACACGGAGCACCCATAAAGTTTGACCAATTCCCATGATATCTTGCATCTCATTCCATTTGAGAATCATCTCTTTGAATCTTGGGTGGTCTCCGAAGTATTCTTTTTCTTCTTGCGACATTTAAGACAGACCTTTCTCTCTTTGCCCAAGGTAGGGAAGTTTTTGTAATGAATGGTTCTACGTATACCATCAGACCAAACATTTTCCCATGCATTGTCACATGATGGGCAGACAAGAATGACCTCATCAACAGGGACTCTTTTGAACGAGCCTCCCTTTACTGAACGTCTCTTCTTTGCATGTTCTTCTACGAGTAAATCAATGACCCAACTGATTCCCTTGTCTTCCATGTACCTCGGTGTTGCTACCCGATAGTTCATCTTTATCTATGATTCTAAGTAAGGTCGTAGCCTCCGCTACTTCTTCCTTTGAAATCTCACTATCTGCCTGACCTAAAACGATTAGGCAACGTAGTGCTTTTTTAATTAGTGCGTTTGACATCTACATCCTCCAACTTTTGAATTACGAAAATCTCTCCCCTGTCTTGCTTGTAGACGACCATGTCACAAGTCCCTAGCTCAAGCCATTTAGGAGTAGTCTTCCTGACCTTGCATTGAATTTTGACACCATCAGCGAGGATGTCTACATCTTCAGCACAATTAGGTAACGAGAGACCATTAGAACCATAAGCTCTTTTAACGTCTTTCATTCCTCTTGCTTTAAGTTTTTCTACTACTTCATATTCAAAGCGGTTGCCTTTAGCTTTTGATTTACTAGGCATTACTTGCCCCACTTCTGTTCTTTAACGAGAGTAGCCATGATACCATAATTAGATAGGTCTAGGAATGCATCTTCCATTGGTTCATCTACGGCATTCTTACGATCTTTCATTAGTAGGTTTTTAAGTCTTTGAATCTTGTCATTCATCCTGAACCATAAGCCTGTAAGAGATAGCTTAATCTCGTCTTTTGTTTCAAGGTTAGTACCTACACTTATATTAGTAGAGCCATAGTCATGTTGCTTACGGCAGAATAGTATGTACTGCTCATTCTGTAGCTCTTTAAATCTACGAGTCATCTCAGGATATTCTTTTTCCATGAGTAAGACTATGTCTCCTGACTTAGTTAGTTTCATTTTTACCTCTTGGTTTATATTCTAGATAATCAACATACGAGTTGATGAATTTCTTTTGATTATTCCTAGGTGGACTAATCGATAAGTTGATATGCCATCTTTCCCCTTTGCGATTGTTCGGGACAAAACAGATTTTATTGCCAATAGGTAATGCTATGGTATCAGCCTGACACGGGTTCACATTGAACGTGAGGCTACTCTTACCTTGTTTGACTTTGTGATAGCGTACTTGCAAGGAATCAAATACACCATCTTTATAAGAGACTAAATCTATTCCCGATACGTCATCCACAAAGGGGAAAAAGACATCGTAATCTTCTTCAAGGAGACGGGTAGCTACCATGAGCTCTCCCATTACTCCCTTGCGTTGTGTAGATTGTTTTTTCAATCTTCAAACATTTCTATTACCCTGTTGACTAGCCATACAAACAAGTGAGACGAGACCATTAGCAAAAAGAATGCTATCGATAATGTCAATGTCGTGGATATCCAATTAGGTAAATCAATTATAATCATATCAATTGAAATTGTTTATAAACGCGTCAACTATATCTTTTGCGTTCTGTTCTTCTTCTGTTAAAACTTCAGGCTCAGGGGTAGGCTTAGGCTTACTTGGAAACTCAGCTTGATATTCTACTCTACTTAATAACGTACCATTGTGACAGGATTGACATGTCTGCGGTACATTATCTTTATCGAACTCAAATACATTATGACAATGGTTACACTTTCTTTTTACCTTGGACTCAACCTCTACCTTTTTAGTTTGGGTCGTTACTTTATTTGCCCAAGAGTAAACTCCTGATGTCCACCAATAACGAGAGGACGATACTATATTATCTTTTATAGACCCCCCTGTTACTTGGTCTGAATAATACTTAGTTACCTCTGCTACCTTTTCATAACCTATATCTTTGATCGCTTTCCTTATTAGATATAGCTCTGATTCAGGTTGCCACTTCAACCAACCCATTGCCAATTCTCTTACGTGCCTGACCTGTCCTCCCTCACTATCTACAACACCATCCACCTCCCTCTTGTCACTCGACTTACTAACTTCAGAATTGCTTTCTTGTGCAAGAGCTAACATAGATTGTTCTTCTTCACTTTCTATATAATCTTCTTTTGTATTTGTATTATTCTTTCTTTCCTTTACATATAGTGTGTCATCTTGGGTACGTTCATCCTGTTGGTCATTGTGTTGGTCATCGTGTCGTTCATTGTGTTGTTCATAGTACTTAGGATTCTGATAACTCTCGTATTTACAGATAGTTACGCGGAGACCCCGTGTGCTCTTCGTTGTGCTAATCATCCCGTTGGTCACTAAGTGGTTCATTGCGTTACGTATTTGTGAATCAGAGTAGGTATGCTTTCTAAATCCTACATACCATGATAAATCTTCCTTTATTTTGCCGTAGCTAAAGAATCCCTGACCTCTTTTATAGCCGTTAGAGCCGTCCTTATAATTGACTCTCATCATTAAGTAGAGAAATATTTGACGAGCTACGGGTGTGAAAGTCCAAAACTCCTCATCCATTAACTCCCTTGGAAATAGTATGTAACCCTTATCCATCGATGTTCACCATGCCGTTTACATATGGATACCAATATCTTTCCTCAATAAATATCATAGGTTCAAGATCGTTGGGGTTACCCCTGTCCACCCTACCATAATACTTAACTTCATTCTTTGTAAAGAGATGCTTTTCTACAGGCAAGTAATACAAGCCGTCCCTATTTCTTATAAGCATATACGAGGGCACGTTAAATAGTTCTGACCAATCTAATAGGTGCTTAAGTTTGTGTAAGCTGATTGGTTGTAGGTAATTGTAATCCCTCCACTCTTTCCAATACCATTTACATTCTAGTACCGCGATTACCTTATGATAGTCTGTAGTAACGAAGTAGTCGTTTACATACTTATACGGGCAATCGATTAGATTCCAATTCTTTTCACTAAATGGATGCCTAAAACTATTAGGTAGGTTTAGGTCTGTTTTCATAGCCTCGATAAACCTATCAGCAATAATGCGTTGTCTAAGTCTATCGTTTTGTTTTTCGTATACAGGCAAAACTGATGTTGCTTTCATGGTGTCTAACTCTCACTTCCTTTTTACTGTTTGTTACTTCATGTGTCTTTTCAGGGGCACATTTGAGACAAGCCGTAGTCTCTAACCCATACTTTGGGAAATCTTCATAGTATAATAAATCAATGAAGTCGTTGCTTAATGTGAAGTCCCATACCTTTTCACAGATATTGCACTTCCTGACATTGAACTTCATCGGGGATACATATCCCGCCCTTTTCTTAGGGTCTCTCTGCCAAGAGGGACGAGTATCAACAAGGTTAATAACCCAATCGATGCCTCGTCCTTTTTCTCTTGTATCAGCCATGTATATTAGAATAAGTCCTTAGTCTGTAGGTCTAAGACTTCTTTTTCCAACTTGGCTACTCGATCTTCCAATGATGAACCGAGTTGTGCACCCATGTTTGGTGTAACTTGCGGAGTCACTTGTGGTTGAGGTGCAACAGGGGATGGAGCAGACATTCCTCCTCCATTTTTTAGCTCATCAAAGGTCTTACCATTTAATGTGAAAGGGGTAAAAGACTTCCCATCTTTACCTTGGACTTGCTTTTTACCGATAGTAATAGCCTGTCCAATACCTTGATTAGGAGCGAACTCCTGAATCATTGTATGTAATTGTGCAGAGGCTTTGAAGTTTATATCGTTCTGACAATTATACTTCTTTCCGTCTAGGTTACCATTATAATAGTTATCTTCAAAAGACAACGGGGTAACTGTGACCGAACCTCCAACAGGGATTTTTATCCATTCTGCCATTGTTATTATCTCCTTTTTATTCGTGATTATTTGGGTCAACAAACTCTCTTTTTATATCTTCAGGAAGAGAGAGCTCGTCGCTTGTTTTATAAAATTGCCTAACAGGATACGTGCCGTCAGCATTAGCATATTTAAGTCTCCATAGTTTCATAGTATGACCCCATTGCTCAATAGCTTTTTTACCTTTTGGACTATCTAGTTCAAGGCTTTCAAATTTGTAAGTAGGTGCTTTGACATACTCATCTTTAACATATAAGATTCCAACTGCGGTCATCTTATGTTTAGGATATATCTTATTCCATAGTAATGCGTATGCAACACATTGTAATACGTGAGTATCATAAGCTCCACCCGTTTTAATATCACATATCATATTGTGACCGAGTGTGTGATTTATGATCGGGTCATCTACTGCTCCCGCCCAATCCAATTCAGGATGAAATAACATAACCTCACTACCTAAATAAGTAATCTTATAATCACTATGCCATTTCTGATATGACTCAATATATTTCATAACGCTATCAACAACTGAATCCTTACCATGAAAGAATTGTATTGATACGCTATCCATATACTCATGTATCATGTCATGTAAGTATGGTCTATCAACAACGCAAAGCGGGTCGCTCTTCATTATATGTAGTATCTCGTGCACGAATGTGCCTCGTTGTTGTTTTGCCTTTGTAAAGATATCAGCAAAGTGACCTAGATTCTTAAGCCAAGTATCGAAGAACTTGCCTTTAGCATATAGACCATTTAGAATGGTGGTTACGCTGAAGTAGGACTTTGTACCATTTGTGTACATCCTACCAAGCTTTGTTGCATTTCTGCTTATTGAACTCATATGACCTCCGCGTCTAAGAGAGTAGCACCTTTAGTATGTGGAACGGGTAGCGGTTTATTCCTTAAACATGTGGTGCTACCCTCTTAATTGGTTGTACAGATTTTCCCTCGATGTACCTGATTAGGGACTCAAAATGTATAAGATATGTCTTATAGCTGACCCTTGAACCCTGTACATCCCCGCTAATAATTAAATTTTTTAGTTGTTCTCGTCGGAGTCCTGTTTTCTTTTCCGCTTGACTAAGGTTTATATATATTATATCTTTCATTATAATAGTATGTAGTAATATTAAATTGTCAAATATTGTACATAAAAAGTACAAATAAGTATTGTTTATGTCAAGATATGTTTTGTACTTTGTGCATAACAAATGTGTTAATAAAAATAAGGGGGGGAGAGGGGAAATGGGTAGCAATATAACAAATCTTATTGATTCCGTTAAAAACATATACGGATGGAATGATAAACAACTAGCCGAATCTCTCGGTGTTTCTTCACACTCTATACTCTCTTGGAAAAGCGGACGACGATCTCCAAAGAGAGCTATTGAAATTGAACTTGAGAAACTAGGCAATGGAGGTAAAGGAGAAAAAATGTTAGACAATCAATTACAAGACAAGGATTACATTATCAAACTACAGAAAGAAAAAATAGCTCTACTTGAAAAAAAACTAGAGAGGGTTGCATCTCAAAACACAGAAATTGATTTACTTCTTGAATGGATGCTAACCAATGCTTATCAAGCTAAAGCAAAAAAAATGATAAAGCATTGAGCTCTCTAGTCAAACGTGGTTCTGTTTGGTATTACCATAGGGGAAGACCGAGCAGACCTGATTCTGTAAGAGTTAGCTTAAGAGTTACAAATAAACAAGTAGCTCAAACTTTACAATCTGAATTAGATATAGCATTCGCTAGAACTAAAATTGGATTAGAGCAAACAATAATGCCTATGTCAATATCTCAGGCAAAAGATGAATGGGTAAAACATATTGAATATAAAAAGGGTAAGGACACAAACGGCAGAGCTAGACCCGAATCTCATTACAAGAAACAAGTATTACAAATAAATAAATTTATAGATTATTGCAGACCTAACTTAATTATACGCGAATTAACTGCATCTACTCTTTTAGATTACAAAACATACTTATTAAAAGACTACGCAAATAAGACCGCAAGGGATTATCTTTTATGTGTCCGCGAATTTCTTCAGTTTTGTATCAATAAGGCATACTTGGGTATACCCCTTTTTGACAACCTCCCTAAGAGCTTTTTACCGAGTGCTAAACCTACTAAAAAACGTAGACCAATTAGCCTAAGATATATAAAAGATGTGATTAAAAATGCACCGAATGAAAAAGATCGTATCTATTGGAGCATAATGCTCTACACTTTATTGCGTAGACATGATGCGGGGACATTAACATTAAATGATATTGTTCAGGGTAAGTATCAGGGAAAGACATCTGAACCAATACCGCTAGGGTTACCTAAAGAATTTAAAGATAACCCTGATGTAGCGGTTATGGTTTGTCCAACTGAATATGAGCAACGTCAATCCTTAGCTAGGTATAAAGCAATGATGAAAGAACGGGATATTGAAACCGACTTTCATGCCATTCGTCATTCAGTAGCTACTCACTTATCTAGGTCAGGTTACAAAGAATCAGATATTAAAAGAATCACAGGGCATCACTCCACCGCAGTAGATAACTATATCCATGCGGGTTCAAAAGAACTAGAAATTCTTCTCAACAATTTGTAGAGACTCCTGTTCCCAATGTATCAGGCATTGGAAGTCTCCACTACTATCAGGCTTGAAAAAATACTCATGCTTCTTTCCGTCTCTGCATACTAACTCATATGTTTCTAAGTTAGAATTGTAACTCAACAAGGACATAATTAGTATTATTGTTACTATTTTCATGCATGAAATTCCCCTGACTTCCCCTCTATAACTTTTAAAATATTGTTAGAATTGTATGAGGGTATATGTGTTCCGTATGTGTTACCCCTGTGTTCCCGAATATGGTACATTGAGGTAGAATAGATCGTAAAAAAAGCCTCCCTTGCGAGGAGGCTCTCTCTATGTAGTGTGGAGGGGGAGGGATTCGAACCCCTAACCTACCCTCAAAGTTTGATTATTTTGTGTTCCCATTGTGTTCCTAAAACATTAACTAAAGCAGAAACCCCACATTACCGCGGGGTTTCCTAACAAACAAATGAAAGTGATAACACATATCATTTTAAATTGACAGTTTCCTGTCACTCGACTTGATATAATTTAACTCTAAGGCATACTAAATAGCAACTGTCCTGTTCCACCAACCGAAATAAAATGATTCAAGTTTTGGGTTGCGTCTAATGAGGTCAACATAGTGTTTAACCCTATAGGCTTTTACTCTGCCAACTTCAGGCTTGTAGTATCTAACCGCACTAATTGTTTTTCTACCAATGCGACCATCAACCTTTAGCTTTGCACCTTTTCTATTAGTGGTTCTTTGAAGTACTTTAATCATACCTCCACCCATATTCACAACTCCGTCAAAAACCATTTTACGGATGTATGGAGGTAACTCATTAATCCTGTAGCGTAACCAATATTTCTTATAGTATATCTGCATAGCATCTTCCTCTGAAAGATTGCGGATATCTAAGTCAGGAAATGCTCTCTGACTAATACCAAAATTAGTTAAGCCACCTTTGTCATCAGGATGATCGGATAGACCGCCCTCATGCTTTAGTACAAACTCTATAGAGTCAAACCAAACATTTAAATCCTTATCTGATAAGTCTTCAAACACCAAGTCTCTTTCCCATTACTAATTTCAAAAGATTTATTAAAGCACGAATAGCCTTTTCTTCTGAAGATTCTGAAAGTAGCGGGATATTAACCTCTTTATTGATACCATCGACAAGCTCGTCCATAACTTCATCATCAAATAAATAATCAAATACCATCTTTCCTAACATTATATTCTCCTAGTTGCCACCCTTTCCGTTTATTCTACCTTTGAGAAAACTCAAATCATCTGAGATTTCTCTCCAAAATTCTTCTCTCTTTTCAGAGCTACGATTAATTCTATCAACTAACTTTATAACTATCTGTTGACTATTACTTATCTCAGATTGCATTTGACTAATTGACTTTTGTATTTCATCTAAGTCGTCTGACTGCTCCCTATTCTTATCAATAAGAGACTTAATCATAAATGCAAAGAGACAAACAACAACCCCCGTTATCCCAATCTGAGTGTATAATTCTGCGACCTCGGTCATCCAACCCACCTCATTAAAAAGTGTATACTAAAAGGAATAATAAAAACTGCAACTGCACCATAAGTTTTAAATCTTACAATATCTAGCTCATGCTTTTCTACTTTGCCATTTAATTTTACTAAGTGATTCTCTATTCGGGATAGAGTATTAAATATAGTTCTATTTCTTTCGTCTAAACGGACTAACCAACCTCGGATGTCATTCTCTTTCATCTTATTCGTCTTCTATATATCCTGTGTAATTTCTAAATGCATTCAAGTTTTCATCGTCAACTGCTACAATGCATTTCCAATCTGTTAATTCTTTAGCCTCAGTATTAAGATAACCTCTAATACTATATGGTTTTGTAGTATTTAATTTTGGCTCAACATTTTGATGAAAGGGTTCACTAAAACCTGTTGATGTAATTTTTACTTCAAAGATTAAATTAGTCATTATCCTATACTATTCCCATCTAACTCCCACACACTTGTAGCATAAAAATCTCTAGTAGTATTGTAAGGGTCTAAACTAAAATCTACAGAAAAGTATAAAGCCTCTCCTACCGATGCGGTATAATTTAATTGACTAGATGCAGTTCCATCATCAATAGTATAGGTAGTATATGTTGTTGCTGAAGAAATAGTAACATTTACTGTGTCTCTATCTATAAGTGTTGTTGAACCATTTGCAGAACTTTTTAAATCAAAAGTAGCAGTTATAGAAGAGTATTGTAAACTTTCATACTGAAATACTAATCTTCTAAATTTCATATTATTAAAAGGAACTACAAATCTTACATTGTCTACATATGGACTAGTGTTTTCACCTGTACTACCCCAAGGTAGATAGTGTTCATTAGTATCTAAATTGTCACTAAAGTTGTGTTTAAATGTTATGTAGTTATGTGCGGTTGGAGCTTGTACCCAAGATAACCCCTCGGTTGTTTGACTAGCTTGTAAATAATATCCTAGAACTGAGCTATTGCTCGTATCAATGTTACCTATTCTTACCGCACCATTTGCTAATTGAGCGTTACCAACAACACCATTTGCTATTCTACTAGGATGGTCTACTGCTCCTGAGCCAAGCTTTCCCGCTTCAACTGCCTCAGGGGCTATAGCATCTGCTCTGACTTGAGCACTACCTATTTTAAATCTATCAACTGCACCACTAGCAAGTTTAGCAGTAGTAATTTGACCATCAGCAATATGAGCAGTATCAATACTGCCATTAGCATAATGTTGAGAGTTAATAACATCATCAGCTATCATCTGACTATCATTAATAATCCCCGCCTCTAAGTGACCACTTTCAATAGTTGCCGATTCAATCTTAGCACCTGTAACTGCCTCATCTTCTATCTTATCAGTAGTGATTTGACCATTAGCAATGTGAGCAGTATCGATACTTCCATCTACATAATGTTCTGAGTTTATCGAATCATTAGCTATCTTTGAACCATCGACTGCATCATTAGCTATCTTTGAATTATCGACTGCATCATTTGCAATTTCTGCATTAACAACTCGATGTGTTAATATTTTCTCCCAACCCGCCATTATTATTTCGTCGCTCTTTCAAATCCATTAGAGAGTTTTTTTATTAGATTGGCGATAGGTAAAGCATCTTTTCCTTTTATCGTAGCTCCCTCCATAGCTATGATTAATATCTGAAGTTCATTTTGCGTGAACTTGATTGATGTTTGTTTATCAGACATTTAAGTTCCTCCTGTGCATGGTTGCTAATTTAGTCAGAACTGCGTGAGCTTTCTCTATGTCGCTCCCTTTAAAGGAGCTATCCATAAATAGCTTTAATAAGAAATCTGTATCACTCGCCTTTAATTCAACCCTATCATCTTTTTTTTCTTCAACCTTAACTAACTGACTTTTATTCTTGAAACCACCTTTAGACTGTAAAGGCATTTATGTTTCCTCCTTAATTAAGTTTTTCTAACGTACAAAGTTCTTGCGCTAGAATTGTACCAAAAGTGCCCAACACCAACTCCATTGTTACTTGTGCTTGGGTTTTGGTTAATAACATTAGTAGTTAATATTTCACCTCTGTAATCTGCTCCTGTGTCAACTAACCATCTATCCATATCTTCTCTCCAATATAGAAGTACGTTACTTGAGCTACCTCTTTCAACTTCGATACCACCATGTTCACTTGGTGTTCCTGTTTGGTTAGAGTTTATTAGGATAAAATTATCAGCTAAAGCGATCGTCTCAGTATTTACTGTTGTAGTAGTTCCTGTTACAGTAAGATTACCTCTAATGCTTATATTTGCATCGTTACCTCCGTCTCCAATGTAAAGAGTATCGGCATCATTTAGACCCGCCAATACAGATTTTACATTACTTTCATCACAAGTTACCTTAGACGTATTAGCAGTAATTGCATTTGCCTGAGCAGTAGTTATGCCAACCTTAGCAGTATTAGCGGTAATTGCACTAGCTTGAGAAGAAGTTATACCAACCTTAGCAGTATTGGCAGTTATTGCACTAGCCTGAGAAGATGTGATTCCTGTTTTTGCAGTATTAGCAGTTATAGCACTCGCTTGAGCAGATGTAATTCCTGTCTTCGCATTGTTAGTAGCGATATTAGATTCCATTGTATCTAAGTCCACCGCTTGAGTAACTGTTAAGAAATCAACTTTGTTCTTATGAGCAGTTGTAAAATCATTTGAAGAACTAGCGGGTACTGTTACACTCCCACCATTAACCAAACTAATTACTCTTCCACTTATACTTAAGTCTTGAGTATCAGTTTGAGATGTTATAAATCTTCCATCTAAATCTACTGTGGTAGTGTTACTAGCTGAATCAGTTAATGTTAGTACACCACTTGATGTATCAAAAGCCATACTAGATACAGTAGTATCCGAACCCGCTGATACTGATATAGTACCACCCGCGTCTATCGAAACTCCTGACCCGATCTTTACACCACCTAATGCTGAAGACGTTGCCTTTTGAATATTGCTATTCTTATAATTCCCATCATCTCCCTCAGTTAAAATTCGTTCCCAACCTGCCATTTTGCAATCTCCTTATTCGTTATTTGTAGCACATTAGGCTAGTGCCATTCCATACTATATGACCTTTAGACGGACTTGATATTCCTGTTTCATCTGTCTCTTCAAGGTCTAAACCTTTAGCTCCAACGACTCCCTCATTATCAATAGAGAAAATGTCTTCACTACCTAATTTTACTTTAAATACAGTTCCTGTAGTTCCTGTATCTACGTTAAATAAATATTGGTCAATCGAATCTAAATTGATTGTATTTCCAATATGTAAATCATTGACTTTTAAATCTCCCTCTACAGAGACTTCTGTCCTACTTAGCTTAAGTGGTAAGGGAAAACCCGCACCATCTCGTATAAATTTTAAACTATCGGTTGAACCCGCGTTATTACTACTTGCATCATTAATAGTTAAAAGGTCTCTATAGACCTCACTAATTACTGTAGTTCCTAAATCAGTTCCTAAAGTCCCTGTATAGGACGTACCTGATGGTTGATTACTATCAGGATTTGGTGCTATTCCACTATCTGCCATATTTTATATTATATAAGTTCCCTGTTTTATCAAGTTATTTAATTGACTAGGTCATTAAGAGTTCTTTTTAATTTTCTTTCTACTCTTTCTCTAGCTTTTCCAATTTCTCCCTTGGGTTGTTTATCGTATTTTTTGGTTCTTTTTGCACCCATACCGCCACCGATCTTTTTAACATAATCATTTATTACTCTCATATCAGCCCTGTCTAATAGACCTTTAGGTTTACTACCCATTGTTTCTGTATCCCACCAATATAAATGTTTACCAACCATCGGAATGTATTTCCAACTTCTTATACCATCTTTTTTAATATCCTGTGCGATTTTCCTAGTACCTCTTTCCATTGCTTTACCAAAAGATGCATTAGTACCAATAGTTTTGACACCCTCTTCTGCGTAAGTACCTAAATATTTAAAAGCTAAATCTTGTACAACAATATCGTCAGCCATACTAAACGATGCGGGTAGAATAAGTTTTACCATAGCATGTAATAAACCCTCTCTTTGAAATTGAAAGTAGTTGTATTTAGATAAGCCAAATATTTTCATCACGTTTGATGCGACTAAATCTGTCATTGGTGTGCTACGTCGTCCCGCTACCCAATCCTTAAATCTGTCAACACCTGACTCGCCAAGTGCTAATGTTGTAGCTAACATAGTCATTCTAAACATCATCTCAGCATAACCCGCATATGCCTTTGCGGTCTGACCTTGCTCTTGGAATTTGGTAGCCTTATCTCTAATCATTAAGGTGTCATCATAGAAGACATCCCACCTCTTAATCATAAATGTTTTTAACTGATACCACAACCTACCAAACCCAGGATTTTCTAAGTAATAAGGAGGTACTTCTGACTTATCAATAGGCTGAACATTTAATAGCTCATAGTAGGCAAACTCTTTAACGATAGGGTCAGTAAAGTTGTTGCTAGATAGAGCGTTATATATTCTTTGTTTCTCCCCTTGGTTGTAACCCATAGTGTCTAGTTTAAAATCTAACTCAGCAAACGTCTTAGAATTAGGTCTTCTAATAGCACTACGATATTTATATAAAGTAGCATTAACTGTGGTGTTCTTACCCAAAGCATCTGTGAACTCAAAGAATAAATTTTTACTTAAGAATCTAAATATGTTTACTAAGTGTCCATCATCCGCAAGGTATTCCTCAGCTATACTATCAATACCATAATCTTCTTTTGATATAAAACCATTTTTAAATAATGCCTTATCAGGCTTTACACCATGTATAAAAGATTTTGCTAATGCCTGAGATGTTCTTACTAATCCTGTTGGTATCCTTGCTAATCCTGTGTCCCCCGACCGCCATATCGCCAATGATATATCAGCGAACTGAGTAATAGTGGAGAACAGACCTGACATAAGAGTTCCGATATATCCAAGTGTTTTAAACCCTGACCAAAATGGGTCTCCCTTACCTTTAGTGAAATACACATTTAATAATTGTTTTAACCTATCAGCGTTCCTTACATCAAGATCGTATTTCTTTATTAGTTCCTCAACCATAGAATCCAACTGAACGCTCATATCAAAATGAGGAGCTCCCTGTTTTTCAGCGTCCTGTTTTTCTAATGCAGTAATCCTAGCTCTTGCTCTAGCTTTACTTAAAAACTGCTCACTCTTTATCTGTTGGTTCGTAACTCTATTAGTAATGATATAGTAAGTCTTGCCGTTCTTACCTTTCTTTTTTCTAATACCATAATGAGAACCACCTAGGAATCTCTTTTGCATAATCTTTTCAGAGACTTGATTAGCATAAATATTTAATGCGTCAAAAGTATCTCTGTAGTAGGCATTCATCTCTGCATTTATTTCAAGTATCTTTCTTGCTTTGCCATTATCAATAGAACCATTCTTATTTGTAGCTCCATTACCTACTATAATATCCTGAACAATTTGAAGTATTTGGTCATCTCTTAATAGTCCATTACCCTCTTGCCCCATCTGTTCAGATACTTGTTGAATTTGAATTCTTTCTTCCTGAGATATCTTACCATTCTTTTCTAGGTAAGCTAATAGGTTTGTATAGTCACTTACAGTTCTAGCTATGTAATTATTGATATATCCAATATCCATACCTACTGCTTTAAAATCTCTAGCAAACTTTTCAAATCGTAGTCTTGCTAAGTCTATAGCATCTTTTAAGTCGTACTTTTTTATAAGTGCTTGAAACTTAGGATTATCAAAGTCAGAATTTTTAAGACCTAGCTCTATATCTATATAGTCTCTAGCTACTTCTTTATCTCCCTTAGATACCCAACCACCTTTGCCTAGCTTTTTAATTTCTTTAAGTTTCTTTATTAAAGGTTTGAAGTCCTCCATTGCCTCATTGTAATACTTACGGCTTTCAAACTGATATTTTTTAAATACAGTTGGTAAAGTCGGATGTATCTTTGCTAGGTTTCTAGAGAATGTTCTTAGTTTGTCAGAAAAGAATTTTCTTTGACCAAAGTTCTCTTCCTGATTTTTAATATTCTCTTTTTCTATTTTAGTCTTCTTACCCTTTATCTGCCTGTCTAAATCTTCATCAGATAATGTACTAGCGTCCCCTGAGAATTTTAATTTTGGTGCTTCTCTGTCAGCCACAGAATAACTAGCCTTATCTACATAATAGTCTAGTGCTCTATAACCATCGCCTATCTCATACTCTTTTGTTTCAAAGTCATCAGGAAATCTCCCTACCTCTTCATCAAAGAACTCTACCCTGTCTGCTCTACGCTTGACATTCTCAAATACAATAGTTTCCTCATCTCCTAGAGACTCATTAAGATCGTCTCTACTAACATAATTAGTCTGCTCAGTAACAATATCAATTAGATTGTCCCTACTATCAGGGTCAGAACTATCAATGTTAAATATGATTCTAGCACCATCTCTAATTGAGGCAACTGCTCTTTGCAGTATGGATTTTTGAAGACCATCCATTTGTTCATAGGTAGGTGGTATAGGTCTATCAGGCATAACCGCTATAGAGAAACTTTGCCCTACATTTAACAATCCCTCATTTTGCTTATTCCTATAATACATATGTAATGCAGTTAATCCACTTCTAGTCGTACTAGATTGATTTAAACTATAAGGTGGAGAAGATGGATTGATTCCTAATTCTTTTAATAAGTCTCTAACTACTTGTGCATCTACTGAGTTTTCAACTAAATCAACATCTGTACGTTGTGGGTCTTTAGAAAATATATCTGTTATATTCTTTTTAGTAAGTGGCTTATCTCCACGTTTAGAAAGGATAGCAATTTTTTCTGACTTAGTATCTTTCTTTTTTGGCTTAGGTTTAGATACAGGCTTTTTCTTTTGTATAGCTTTGACCACTTCTTTCTTCATGGTCTTAGCGGACATTTTTTTCTTTGGCTTATATTTTTGCTCTATCTTTGCGATTATCTTTGCTTTTGTATCTGTCTTTAATACATCGATACCCTCTTTTTTGGCAATCTTAGCCAACTGCGTCTTAGTGTATTGAGGGTTAGCATATATATTAGTAAGCACATCAGGCAATGGCTCTTTCTTAGGTGGCTCAACTTTCTTTGGCTCTGACTTTTCTTCAACAGGAGTACTCTCTTCCTGTTTGTTAAGATTGCGTATTCTTTCTATTAATACTTTTTTAGTATCTCTAACTAATGCTTTCTCTCCCTTGGACTTAAGGAAGTCAGATAGTTCTGATTTTCTTTTATTCTCTAATTCTTTTTTACTAAGGGTTGATAAGTCTTCGCCAACTTCCTCAACTGCGGGAGGTAAATCCACATCATCATCTATTTGATTCTCTTCTTGCAACTTTCGAAGAACTTCTTTAACACGTTCTTTAACTTCAGGACTTGCTTGTTTTTCAAACAACTCATACTTAGTTCCCTTAACACGTTCAGCTATTACGTCTGCATCTGCCTCAGTAATTACTGCCCCTGTATTTTCATCAGTTACTTCTACCTCGTCATTTACGTCTTCCTGTACTTCTACTTGCTCAGGTTTTGGAGTTGGATTTTCGATCGTTTTAGGTTCAAAGTTTATATCTCCCTCAAGTAGATTGGTAATAACATTGCCGTTCTCTCCATCAAACTCTTTACTAAATGCATCTGCTAATTCAGACTCAACTAAAATACCTGACATTGATTTATTTATAGCATTACCTCTAGAGTTTGCCTCAGAGTTGCCATATAAAAAGGCTTTAGCAAAAAGTTCTAACCCTGATACATCATTACTTTGGTCGGTGTTTTCATTAATCCACCGCTCTATTTCTAAAGCTAGGGCGGGATTGCTCTTTGTTAAAGCCTTAACGACTGCCTCTATAACCTCCTCAGCTACATCTTCTTTGGTAGCTCTCTTAGATATAGGAAAACGAACTGTCCCATCTTTTATATCATTTGACCCACGAATACCTTTAATTCTATATACAGGCTGACCATCTATTACTTCGCCTGTCTTCTCTGCGTTACCGCTTTTTTCTAATTCTTCTAAGTTGTATTGCACTTGGTCTTGTGTTACATCGTCCATCATTTCTCTGTTTGAAAATGTGAATTCAACACCAAGGTCTGTAAAAGCATTAAGCTCCGTAATCTCTTTTAGTCTGCTTTCTACAAGACTTTCTATATCAACTTTTTCTCTACCCCTTACCTCATTTATATTTGCATAGTCATCAACTAATTCCTGAATTACTTCTTTAGCCTCAGCGGTAGATATATCTGCATCTTCACTACCAAACAATTTCTGACCTAAATCCCCCATGCCTTGAAATGCAGTACCTGATAAAAATCCTAAAGCAAATGACTTCTTTGCCTCAGGGTTAGTACTAGCTTTAGATAAGTAATCAAGGTAAGCCATATCCTGATATTTATCTTGGTCTATTGCAAATGCCCTACCCAAATCAGTAAAGTAAGATTGAGTAATTTCTTCTGCACCCTCTGTTACACCCGCTCCTGTATACTTTAAAGTTTTAGCACCCATAGTAGTATACCACTTTGCTACATCAGCTTTTAAAATGTTTGGCATCTTACCAAATGCTAAAGCTAACTGAGGTATATCAACCCAAAACATATTCATGTTATTATTATGAACTTCTTTTGCTCCAAGTGATGCCTCTTGGTCAGAGTAACCCTCTGATTTTAATTCATTAAATAAACCACCCGCTTCCATAAGAGACTCTAATTGTCTACCTACGTAAGCACCCCCTATAAGCTCTGCTACTACAGGACTTGCTTGAGCTACTTTTTGATTAAGTTTTGTTGCTTGTGCTACCTTACCAACTTTATCAAAATATCCCGCGATCTTAGGAACTTTACTTAATAGAGCTCCCGTTCCTCTTAATGCTAATGAGGTAGCTTTTGCACCCGCAGTATATGGTATAAGTAAGGTAATGATATTTGGTAATAATCTTGGAGCATCTAATAACCAAAAATCTCCATCTGTCATAGCCTCAAATAAATCAGGTAAGAACTTATCCCCCTTAAATAAGTCAGGGTCTGTTTCTTGTCCGTATGACTTCTGAACACTTTCTCCCCATTCTCTAAGGTCGTCTCCGACTTCAAATCCTAACCAATCAAGACCACCACCCATGCTATAGGCAACATCACCAAAACCCGCAACAAACTGACTGCCCATTCTTTTAGCATATTCAGTAGAAAAAGTATCTAATTCATAAGCGGGAGTATTGGCTAGTTTTTCTCTGTCTTGTTCTTCCTGAGATAAAGCGTTGCCATATATGAAGTCTTGATAACTAATACCTCTTTCAATAGCATCATCTAATGTTTCTTTTTTATAGAATGACTCAAGAGTAGGACGCATAAGATTCATATACTCCCTATTCTTTATTTGAGATGCAGTTTGTTTTACAACCTCTTTAGTCTCTCCATAATTCTGCCAAGAGCTTAATCTATTGGAATAGTTTTTTGTTCTACTTTTAAATTCAGGATTGAGTGTATCAAATTCAGATTCGTATCCATTTATATATGTAGTAGAAAACCTTACTAAGTCTCCTTTGGCATTATCATAATGGTCATCTATAATTCTTTCGCCTACTGCTTTAGCAGTATCAGGGTTTGTAAATCGAACTCTAGCATATGAGCTACCATCTGCATTTATAATAGGGTTTTCGTAATCGGGATATACACTAGGGTTTTGAGGGTCTTCATTGTATTCATTCATCCAATCAGACCAAGTTGACACACCATATATATTATGTGTCCAATTAGGGTCGGAAGTGTCTACGTTCTCATTTTTCGCCACTCCCTCGTAGAGCCAAGAACGATCCATATACTACTGCTGAAATCCTGACTTCCCACCTAAGAATTGATTGGCACTAGAACCCGCATTGAATCCACCTGAATTACTATCCAATCTAGTGTTCCCTCCAACCCCACGTTCTTTTTGGGATTTAATTAAATCAGAAACTGTAGTTACCTTAGTTCTTTTTTGTAGGTCTTGTGCTGAGGGTGGAGTTACATAATCATTCTTTTTTCTATCAGATTCTTCAGGCATAGTAATAGTTGGATTCTCATCTATTTCATTTTGTATCTGTTTAATATTCTTATTATCTATAACAACATTTCCTGAGCGGTCAGTTTTAATTCTCTTAGCATTATCATTCTCTTTGTCTTGCACCTTACCAAAAGGGTCAACACTCTTAACACCTGTTGCTATACTTTCTCTAGTAGTAAGAGTTCTCTTATTTCTAGCAAGTATTTCCAAAGCAACATCCTGAGGAATCTCTTGTCCTAAAGAACCATCTTTGTTTTTATAATACATCCTTGGTTGTTTCGTATTACCATCGGATGGATAATAATCTTTAGGGTCTTGTATGATATAATCAGTAAGAGGATTTTGCTCATCAAATTTATTTAGCTGAGTAATTAAATCAACGTAGATGCCAAGTCTCTCTTTGTTTTGATTTCCCTGTATTTTTAACATCTCTGTCATGTACTCTCTATCAGCACGATATTTTCTAGACTCAGCCTCTATATTAGCTAATTGTGTTTTAGCCGTATTACTTCTTTCAGTCTCTTGTTGCTTAAGTTTATAATCTAAATACTTACGATATCTGTCCATTGGGTCTGCCATACACTACCTACACTTGCATCGCCACTTTCTAAGTGACTTGTTTATTCTTGAATTAGGGTCTCTTCTAGCTTTCTCCCCTGTTAATCTTTTCTTCATACCGCACATCCTTGCACAGAAACTTTTTCTTCTAGCTAGTTTTTTTCCTGTAGGATTTTTCTCTGTAACCGCCATTTTTAACTTAGACTTAGGGTTAGCCTTACGATATGAGGCAACACCTTTAGCATTTAAACCTCCGCTTTCAGACTTCCCCTCTTTACGTGTCCATGCGGGACTAGGCATAAGTACTCCTTACCTTTTTCCTAACACTTTCAGAATATTTAGCCTCAGGCTTTCCGCTCTGAGTAGCTCTTCTTTTCTTTCTGTTCTCTGCTACTTTTTGAGATGGGGTTAGACTTTGTCTTACGCTCTTTGGTAGATAACGACCTCGTTTAGCTTTTGGTTTCTTTTTATCTCCCTTATTGATATATCCCCAATCCTCATTGCCCCATCTTTTAAGACTATTATCAGAGGCTACAGAATAATTCTTTTTCTTGGTGTGACCATAACCCATCTTCTTCATACGTAAATGATCGCTGAGTTTATTAGCTTTTACACCCTTGCCTGTCTTTGGGTCATACATCATATGAGGTTTAAAGTTCTTCTCTGCCTTTTTGATAGCATAGGTTTTTTTTACCTGAGCATAATTCATTTTGGCTTGTTACCTCTATATCCACCACCCGCTTTTTGATATAGTCTAGTAGCTAACTGCATTGCCCTAGCTGAATGTTTACCACCCAT